ACATCCTTTGAGATTGTAATGAATGTTCCGTCTACAAATCCATCCACTTGAAGAAAACCTGCAAGCAACACTGAAACATCTGTAGGGGAATAACTTCTAATAGCCATTTTACTTCCTCCTAAAACAATAAAAGGAGGGGAGCCGTAGCCCACCCTCCCTTGAGTTGCTTAAATTATTACGGCAACCATTTGTCTTCAACAGTACCGCCGAGAGCTTCAAGAGAAGCCTGATCTTCGGGAGTGAAGTTTGCGTTACCGCCGTAATTGGCCTCAAGACGTACTGCTTGAATTTGCCATTCACGAAGTTGCATGGTGTTACCAAAGGAAGCGTCAGGTACACGAGCAATAAATGCTTCTTCTGCAAAGAAGGTGGTGCGGCCTGAGTTATCCTTGATAGTCATTGTGAACAGACCAGAAGAATCCTTGGAAGCCTTATCATTCAAGTAAAGCTGAGAAAGGATGTCATTACTGTTGGAAGTCTGCTGCAATGGTAGTGTAACCATACCAGAAGTATTTGCTTGGTAAATACGGGTATTGGTATCGTCAGCACCAGTGTAAAGGGTGAATGTGTCACTGTTACGCTCAACACTAACGATACTGTCTTCTGAGAACCCGCTCACAATATGTGAAAATCCGCCCTGAGAGATTGTAACTGTTACATCATTCGGGGCGAACGTACTTGTGTAAGTAGATGCCATTTACTACTTCTCCTTATAAATCAATAGGTTATACAAAAACTCGGCCACGTACTTTTACCCTGTGAATGGCCCCTGCAAGACGCCCTTCAAAGGAAATACCTTCCAGAGTACGGGTTGCACGTAGGTTGGGGTCAAGACCAAGTACGTTAGGCACGGTCACTGTTGGTTGCGGGTTCGGAGCAAGACCGCCGTTGGTAATACCTTCAGCAAGTACACTACGGATTTCAGATTCGATGAGAGTTACGCCGCTTTGGGTAACATTTTTGTTAAAACAGATTCGTTAAATCTATCTGAGCTAATGCTCCTTGCGGTTTCCCACAAGATCGGACTATATCTTCAACCTATTAGGTTGTCTCCCACTTCGGATCACTTGATCCTACTCCCACAAGGGATAGTCTCTGAACCTTCCGCTCAATGCGGCTTGGCTGCTGATTGCCCACACCATTATGTGTTTGGGTTTTCCAGCAATTCAGGAGATATAAGTCAGAAGGTTTACCAGACCTTCTCATTAACTTGTTGCCAAGTTAAGCCGCTTGTTGTAGCTCTAACGGAACCTTCTTCAGATTAACCAGCCGGAAGTAGATACGCTCTTGCATACGAGCTTCCAACCAGTCGATAAAAATTGTACATTAAGTTAACAAAGAGTCGTTACTTCTTCGCGAGTTCAGGGATTGTTGTCCAACCGTACTTGGCTCTTTTACACCAATTTTCGATTGTAATATGTTTGACTTCATTACCGTAGTAGTTTGCCGCAAAAATCGGACTATCAAAAACTAAGCCCTCAGGTGAAACAAACTTATAAAAAGACCTGTTAGACTTTTCAACTAACCAATCCTCATTCCGTTCTGCATTGTCAACGACCCACTGACTATATAATGCAGTTTTTTCCGATTTAGCCTTTGCCGATTTAAGCTGTGTCTTTCTCATTTTATCCAGAGAGGCGGGATCTTCCATGCGTTTCTTATGGATCTGTTTCAACTTTGCTTTAAACTCACTCGACAGTTTCGTTCCTGTGAGAAGTTCTCGTAGTCTTTCGGTGCTTGCAATTCTTGCAGCCTCCGTTTGGCCACTTCTCCAAAGGTAAGCAATCCTGTCACCAGCTTGTTTGTAAGCATACCATCTCAATTTGTGCAAGAAAATATGCTGTCTCAAAGTTACACAGACTAAATTGGCGGCGTCATTAGTCCCTCCTTGATGGCGAGGAACTATGTGATGTTTTTCGTAATAGCCGTTCGGGTCTATATCTTGATGTTTAAATTTTTCACAAAATCGGTAATAAAGTTTCTTATAATTCAATTCCTAACTCCTCATAGTTTCCTATGAGATCAGACCATATCTTACACCAGAAGGCGCCCTTGCACTTCGCGTCACTTGACGCTACTCTACTCAACAGCTAATCTGTTTTTCGATGGTCGTTGAAGGTTCCCTTTCGGGATTCCCTGCTGATTGCCCAATCTCAGTTGTTTTTAAACTTTCACGCTTAAACCATTATACTAGGTTTTACGTTGTAGTCAACTAAGCTCTAAGGGGTTTCCAGCAATTCACAAGGTTTTACACGCGGATTACGCCGCGAGGACACTACAGTAGTTAATGTCAATGTATTCACCAGAACCTGTAACACCTTCTGCGGTGATGCCAACACCACCTACACGCTGATAGACGTTAACATTCTTGTCTTTCGCAGCATTGAATTGGGAAGTAGACAGCGGAGATACTGGAATACCAGCAAGTGTCTTAAACTTCCAAGTATTACTTCCCGGTTGTTCAGGCAACTGTCCACCAATCCAAGCAGCTTCTGGATAAGCAGTGTCAGCATCAGCGTGATACATGATAAAGGTGCGAGTGTAGCCAAGATCGTATAGCTGTTGGCCAACGTCTGTAGTGGAGATAGCACTCAATACGTTAGTATCGCTAGTAGAAGTGCCGTAGATTTTACGGCGGGCTTCGATAGCAGCAGCAATAGACAGAATATCTGCGTCTGCGTGTGTCTCAGTAACAAGAGCATACCAATCGTTGTTGATGTTACTAACTTCATCCAGAGCGTCTACGTAAGTCTCTGTGGCATTGTATGTAACGTTTACAGCACTTGCAGGACTAACTGTGAAGGAATAGTCTGCGCCAGTTGTAGTTGGTGCAATAGTGTAAGTACCATCCAGATTATCTGTGAAAGTAATTCCAGTGATACTAGCAGCAGTGAAGTCAGACTCAATCAAGCCTACAGCAGCGGTGGCGTCAGCAGCGCCAGAAACGTCTGTGACAACTTCTGTGCCATTGTAGGTGTTAGTGATTGTACCTGAAGTTCCCAATACAGAAACGTCTACAGAGTCTGCATAACGCTTGCCGATTACAATCTCAGGCGGCTCAATGTCTTGGCCAAACAAACGAGTTGCTGCAATATAGGCAGGGTCTGTTGAATTGAAATCTTCAGCAACACCTGCTAGATTCGTATAAGAGCGTTGACGCTCAGGGAAATTTGAATGTGTTCCCAAAAACATCGGGATGTTGAACCCCGCACGAGAAACCGCACTAGTTTCGCGAGAGATATTAATCTCTACGATGTCGGAAATCGTTGCCATGTATTACTCCTTAGCTAAGGTTTAGTTTTATAAAGATTACTTTTCCAACTAATGTATTCGATAGTGTCAATATCCATATCAATGGTTGTTGCATAAGAAAATGTAATATCGAGAACAAAGTAAGGAATCCATTTTGTATCCCTAAGCTCAGGAACTCGTCTTACTTCACTCATTCGCATAACAGCTAAATTGTTGGGGTAAAGTATAAAACGTGTTGCTTCATTATGAAGCTTTGCTTCCATTTCATAAGCCTTATCGCCAGCGTCTTGACCTATGAATAAGAATCGGACAAGAACTTCTCGTTCAGTTCTTGAAGACATTGTTGGGTCAGCACCTTGCGTATCAAATGAATCATACTCACGGCCAACCCTAGTATTATCTAAAACGTTTACAGAGATGTATGTGCCCCTAGGTTCCTCACCGCCTTCGTGAGAAAATATAACAGTTGTAGCTGGAACCAACCTTGAAGTGACATCATAGAGAGAAGATTCTAATTGTTCATACAGGTTCATCAATCTTCTCCTTCATTACAGCGATAGCTTTCCAATGATCCAAGACTGACATTGAATAATTCTCTGCTTTAATCACCTCAAACAAATCACCTTCCCACTCAAATGTATCTGCGCCTTGTTCATTCTCAGCTTGTGAATAGATAGGATCAGCAGAATACACTTTAAGACTTTTCTTCGACCTGTCGGCGGCTTCCATCAAAACAGTTTCTTTGTAAGCGAGTGGTTGCACATTGACTGTTTTAAGCTCTACAGGCTCAGTGACTGATTCCACCCACTTCCCGTTAACATATTCGCCACCACTACCTGTGTGCCGATTAACTGTTAAAGTGATTCTGCCTGTAGCTCTCATGCCTTGGAATTTACTTGAAAACATATTATGGTTTCCCCCGTTTGATGATTTTACTGTCTTTCCTAACTCTGTAAGCAACAGAATCGTACATCTTTCCTGTATGAATCAGGGGGTCACTAAACCCTTTAATTGCCGCCCAATCGTCAGAGTTTCTTCCGGGGTAATCAAGAATAATACCTTGCAGTGTTTCAGAGAGGTCTTTGGCAAGCTCATTTAGATAGTTATTTATGCTTGTAGGGTTTTCGGTAAGAGCCATCATAAAGACACGTTTTGCGAAAGTAGGCCCAAGGACAGAAACATACCTACTGTAATTGACCGTGAGAAATGGTCTGGGAGGGTTGTGGCGAGAACCTAAATCATTCCAAGCTGCTACTTGTGCTACTTGCAACCTGTCATTCTGAGGACCATATTTAGATTCTTTGAAAAAACCTACGTCAACACTACGTTGATGACCAAAACTTTCCAAACGTCTTTTTAGTTGATTCCAACCTTTCTTATTAACTCTCAAATGGCCCGTCATACTGAATTTCCTCGTAAGCATGAGTATCAGTAGCAAAGCCTTTGTAAAACGTCAGGTCTTACATTATCTTCGTTCAAATCATTCTTCAACATATCTTCTTTAGAAATACCACCAGCATAAGGTGTGGCAAGAATAGTGCTGAAGTTTGGATTCTCAATAAGGTCTTTAAGGAAGGCTCTGTAGTTCTTGAAGAACTCATTACCATACACTTCAATATCGCCTGTACGTTCTCGTGTGAAACGAGCAATCATGGCCAGAATGTATTTAGCGCCTTCAAGAGCAGCTTGTTTCTCATTATTGTTATGCTTATCAATCAGATACCCATAAGTGGTATCATCAAGAAACTCATAGACAGGATCAGTGTCGCCTGTCATGAGCCTCACACGATCTGTTGCGCTTGTGGCTGGATTACCAGTGAATGCCATAAGTTACCTCGGAATTTCTGACCAGAATAGTTTGTAAATGAAACTGCCTGTGTTCTGAGTGGAAAGGTTCTTAACCCTCACAAAAATGTAGGTGTCTTTAGGCATTACCCTTGGGAACTCCTGAGAAGTATTGGCTTCCACTCATAAACAATCTCCTGCATTGTGCAAAGCACTCGTTTGAATGCTCTATACAATACAAAAGGGGAGAGGCTTGCGCCCCTCTCCCTAATGATTTATTCTACTTCTTAGGTAGAAGTGTAACCGCGTACAACAATCTGCGGACGACGCAGCATGTTAACGAAGTTAGACTCAGACTGAAGCAGAATGTTTTCGTCAGTAGCACCCGGATATTCAAATACGTATGCTTCTTCACCCATAGTGTTAGTGAAGCTAAACTTGTTAGCCGGTGAGAAGTAAGTCTTGAACATATCGGTTACGCCCATCGGCAGGAAGTAAGCATCGTTTGCCGGAATCAGAGCTTGGCCATTGTAGCTACCACGATACTCAATATAACGGATGCCACCATGCTCAAATTCACGATACAGACCTGCACCAAGACGATCACGATTCGGCTGTTGGGTAGAAGTGTAATACTTGTACGCTTCCTTAACGCCAGCCTGAGAGATCAGCTTGCTGAAGTATTCAGGGGAACACAGAGCAACAATACCAGTTACCAGATCACCGCTCAGAATGTTATCCTGAATGTGAGCAATAACTTCTTCGCCTTTGGCGATAACGTCAGTTGCAGCAGTACCCAGATCGAAATCTACTTCTTTACGGGTAACACCGAAGGCAGAATACCAGTCAACGCTCACAGTGTTGTTCGGAGCGTAGATGGTGCCGTTGGTCAGAGCCTGCATACGAGCGGCTTCCAGAGTGACAGCGTGGTTGCGACGGATACGCTCAAGCTTACGAGCACGTACTTGCGCCAGTTGCTCTTCGGTGTTAGCCATGCCATAAGCACGTTTACCCTGAATGTCTTCTGGAGTGATGTAGTCATCCAGCGGGAAGTGCGGGATAGCAAAGCTGTGCAGTTCACGCTCGTAATCTTTGTTGACGTTGTTACGCTCACCGCGAACACGGTCGGTAATCAGGTTCAGAGACTGGTCAATCTTCTCAACAGTGATAGTGTGCTGAGAAACACCTTCCTGCTCAAAGATACCCATCTGGTTAGTCAGACCCCAAGTATTAGGGATAATCAGCAGCTCTTCGGTAAAATCCGTAAGCTCAAAAGGACGGTCAAAACTACGAATAGTAGCCATTTATATTACTCCTTGTTATTCTTAAAGTTGGGTGTCTACGTTAATACCGATGTCTTCAAGCTGAGTCTTGGCAGCAGCTTCATTAACAAGAGCCTTGAATACCAGACCACCGTCTGCAACGATAGCTGGACCTTTAACCAGACACAGAACTTGAGTGGCAGTGCCAGCAGGAACAGTCTTGTCTTCAATAGCAACGGCTACAGCAGTCGCAGAACCGTCAGTAGCGGCATCGTCATACTGAACGTATTCGCCAGTAGCAGTAACTTTACCCAACACTTGACCAATCTTGTATTCTACTTCGGAAGCTTCAGTTACAGATACCGCTTTACGGCAGTAACCTTGTTCGCTCCACAGTTCACGCTTCAGCATGTTGCTAAGACGCGGATTCTCTTTTGCAATCAGAGTCATATTTTGTTCTCCAAATAATAGCTATTATTGAGATTACTTCTCAGTGTATTTCTTTTTAAGAAATTCTGCGGTAGCAGTTTCTTTCGCGGCAGGCTCTTTCTGCTCTGCGTCTACACCCTTCTCTGCAAACATCTCGCCTTCGTCAGCGGCAGAAGAAAGAGACTTGAGAGCAGTGATAGCTTCTTTGAATGCTTCGTCAGAAACACCTTCAAACGACTTGAACAGCACTTCAGCTTGCTCTTCGTTCTTAACAGCTTCTTTCAGAGCAGACTTACGAGCCGCCATAACTGCTTCTTGTTCTTTAGCCTTGTAAGACTCAATAGTGTCTTGGGCTTTTTGAAGTTCAGTTTTCAGTTCGCCTACAGCCTTTTCGATAAGGCTTTCAACTTCTGATTTCTGAATCATATCTTTATTTTCTTCAGACATTTTAGTTACGTCCTCTTTGGTTTTTTCTACGTTTTGGTTAGAAACGCCCTCTGACCCAACAGAGGACATAGCTTTCTCGATCATTTGCTGATCTTTAAGAAATTGTTCAAACTGGTCTTCATTCAATTCAGACAATGCTTTGTAAATGCTGTCAGCTTTAGCAACAGATTTCATTACTTGGAAAGAGACAATTTGCTCTTCAATGTAATCTTCATAAGACCGCATCTCTTCTTCGCCATTTTCTGAATCCATCATTGCTGTTTCAAAGCCAAGCATTCGTGCAAGCACTTCAGCCTCGTCATAACACAAGTAAAAGAACTTACGAAGAAAGTCTTCGATGTTCATTGTCACTTGTACTTGCGAAGCTTTCTTGATGAATGATTCTGGAATCTTGTTGGTGGATTTTGTCAGAAGGGTTGTGTAACCATTTGCAGCACTTCCTTGATGTTTACCAACGAGAGCAACGGCAGACCCTTCGCCCTCAAAATTAAAATTCTTCAATCGACGTTTAGCTTTCGTCATCCAATACCTCGTATTCAGCCATACATCCAATACTCACTCCATTGACTTCACCTTTCTTAATCAAATCCCAAAGCTCGTCATCTTCCACTTGCCAAACTTGCAACCAACTTCCTTTCTTAATAAACGTGTCATCAAGATAGAAGTCAGAAGGCGCAATGTAATTCTCTACAATGCTTGCAAGGTCTGTTTCCATCATGTGGAACAGGTTTGCTTTTTGACAATGTGTTTGGAAGTTGTGACAACCTTTACGAATTTCATCAGCGTCATAAATATCGCCGTGAAGATCAACTTCGTCAGGAGCCAGCACCAAAAATGTTGCTTGTTTTAGTTCTTCATCAACAGCTTTAGAAATGGTGACATTAACATCTGGATCAATATCACCTTCAGCGTGTCGTTCGTGATTATCTTCAGAATCGCCAAAACATTTCTGAAGCAGGGCAGTGATGCCCTCTAGCAATTTCTTACTTTCTTTTTCTTGCATCGCTACCCCGCATTTTCAGAGTTATTAGATGAGGTATCACTATCAGCAGCTTCGGTTGATGTGCCGTTGCCAGATCCAGAAGCCATACCATCGCCTGCGCGTGATTCTTGCTTAGGCAATTCGTCTTTATTAATTGGCTCACCGTCAGGCTTAGGATCAACTTTAAATGCTGTAGTCCGAATTTTGTTCATAACGTCACGGTCAGCTTCAATAGCATTGACAGAGAAAATACGCTGAACAGCCTTGGAGAATTCTTCAAGGTCAATCTCGTTAAGATTACCGTAAGTGAACTTCGGAAGGTCTGTGTCATCCCAACCATTCATTCGGAATGTTTGTGGGATAAGATCATTATTCAGAACGTCAGCAATCTCTTGAAGCCTAGCGTCAATCGCCATAGACATTAAGTTGGTCTTTTCACCAGCAAGCGCAAAGGAACCTACTTGATCTTGACCAATCTTTAGAATGTCTGCGAAAAGGGCTGTGAGGATTTTATAATCCCATCTGCGGCATACTGCATCTGTGTCGTACTGCTTGCCGCCCTGAACGCCCATCAGCTCGAAATCGAACATCGGTTGACGCGATTCTGGATCGTGTGCTTGTGGCAACACTAGGCCAGCTTGTTCGTTACTGTGAATGTTTCGGATTATACGCTTATAATAATCATAAATCGCCCGCTCGTCTGGCGTGGCGTCTTCTGACATATACCGTGGGGGAATTTTAATTCTTTATATTCAAGAAGAGTCGCTAATTCTTCTCCGCTTTCACTGCTACATGTTTCCATGTAGAATAGACTATATTATCACCCTTACGGGTGCTTCCTCTTTCGGGTTGCTTAACCCTACTCTCCTGCCGGAGATAGTCTTTGCACCTTCTACAATTTATTGTAGCTTGGCTCAGGATTACCTTTTAGGCTTCCCCTGAATTAAGGAAGTGTTTCAACACAAATTTCTTTGTGAAGCCGCTTATGTCTAAACGGGCATCCCCACCATATCCCTAGATATACCGATCGCTTCTTGCTCTTCGATAGTACTACGATACTTCCAAGCAAAATAACATTTCTTCAGAGGGCTATTGCCTTCTGGATTGTTACGCTTGGGATTCGTGCGGAAAAGCATGAACTTCTTTCTAGGAATTTCAATCTTATTTGAGCTTGCCAGAATGTTTCTGAAACGATTAAGATCATAGCTTGCTGAGAGGTCTTGCTGAACACCAACAACGTCTCTACCGTCGTTTGAGAACAAGAACTTCTCAATGGTGTCCTGAGAGCGTACAGGGAGCTTTTTCCAGCCGATTAACCCGTCATCATACTTGGAGCCATCTGCTTTTAATCGTCGCCTGTAGACCTTCTCATGGACGCTGAAACCGTATGTAAGATAACTGGACACTTCCTGAATGAAGTTCATCCATGTATGTTCCATATCATCTTTACATTGAGCAATGAACTTTGCTTTCTTCTTTTGCTCATCTGTAGCATCTAAAGGAGCTTCTACATCCCAATCTACACGAGCTATCATCATTTCAAATAGCCCAATAGCAGAAGCAATGGTTGCGTCATACCCCATCTGTTTGTATGTGGTGATAACTTGCGGCCATCGCAATTCGCTTTTCATTTCTTCGTAGATTCGGTCGTTTCTTACCTTCAGACCTACAGTAGATGTTTCGCCCATCCTCAAACGTGGTGGAGTGCTATCACCTTTTTGTAAGTCCAAATCTTCAGCCATAGGCTCTCCTTTACATATAGTTTATTGAGAATGGGTTGCTTTGCGTGAAATTCGGAAGCTTGAAATCTGGTAGTGTCATTGAACGACTAAGCGCCCAATATGCGTCTGATGTTGCATCGACTTGCTTATCTTAACTACAGTTCGTTAGGCTGTAGTCACATAATGTGCTGCATGTTTCCATACAGTTGAGACTATATCATCACTCAAATGAGTGCCCACCGCTTCAGGCCACTTGACCCTACGTAATAGTCGTTGCACGTTCCCTTTCGGGCTTCGCTCAGTATTGTCCACAACATTCGTTGTGGATATCCACTGAATTCAATGGGTTTATAGACGACCAAGTGTTTTCTAAATCGTCTTTTCTATTCCTGCTTCCGTCAAAAGGTTCAAGTTCATCAACGTAAGTGTCGTTCCACTCACCTCTAACTATTCTGACAAACCCGGCTTCGGAAACTGAAGCAAACGGGGCGAACCTCGTTATCTTATTCTTATTGGTCTGCTTCATCCTTGCATAAAAACCGTGGTCTGCCAAGTCTCTTATAATCTGAGATGCATACGATTTCCCAGCGGCCCCTGGATCACAAGGGATAATGATTTCTGTATCGGCCCCATCCTCTTTGGCACATTTCAAGATTTCCTGAAATACACCTTGGAATCTATCTCGAAACCGGCATACGTCTTCCACGTAATAATCACCGTCTTCAGAAATGGACATTCTCACACCGGCTGTCCAGTCTGGATTTGGGTAGGATTCTGTAGGAACACTGCCTGCCAAATCCCAAGCCCTTACTCGTTTCTTAACTTTGAGTGGAGGTTTATCTACGAATGTCACCCAATCCTTTTTCCAGTAACTCTCTTCTTCTGGCCTAGCATACCAAGAACCATACAACAGCCGCTCTTTCTCAACACGGCCTAGAGATTCCAGTGTGTCTAGGTAGTCTGGATTGTTTTCAATAATAGGTGGGTTATCGTAAATAGTTGCAGGTATAAATCTGAAAGACTTAATGCCCTTGTTTCCAAACTTCTCAATCAACTCTTCTTTTGAAGAAGACCAGTGGAGTTCATCAGCTTGCCTTTTGAAGTATCTAACTTGACCTGCTTTCTCTGGATCTGGTATTCCAGATACGGGATCAAGATACCACTCAACCCATTTCCTCAAGAAACTATCGTAGTCTGGGTTACAAGTAATCTTCATTAATACTGGATACTTGTAATTAGCACTACGTAGTCGAGAACGTAAGTAATCAACTTGTGTCTCTGTGAAGTGAGTGCCTTCATCAAACAGTATGAAAGTGTACTGTGCACCTTGGTGTTTAAACTTATCCGCTTCCATTTCCAAGTGTGAAAACTTCAAAGTCGCGCCAGAGGGGAAGATAACAACTTTATCACGTTCTTTAAATTCAACCCTTGGGTCAAACTCAGTATAAAGTTGCCTAGCGGTGTCCCACAAACCACCGCCTGCGGTTATCTCAGGCATCGTTCGTCGAAACACTACCCCCCTGAAATGCGGATCATCAACGAATAAAAGCGGTGTCATAAGCCCTGTGTATGACTTGCCACTCGCTACGGCGCCACCGTACACCGTTATATCAGCTTCAGATACAAGAAAATCTTCTTGCTTTTGACTAGCAGGGCCAATTTTATTGTTCATAGCCCCTCCTTTGATTATTTATAGTTAGCACAAACAAAACACGCACCAAAGTGTGCTTGTAGCAGAGGCATGGCGCGTTCTTTTTCATAACGTACTAACTATTATATCCCTAAATGCTTATTTGTCAATAGTAATACGAATTATTACCACTTAGATGTATATCTATCACTTAGATATATTGTCGTATTCGTCTTGTTTCATCCAAGGGAATGTATCAACAAATAAATCTTCGCGTGTCAGAGCAAACCAGACAAGACGGAAATGATTAATTCGATTGGATTTATCGGCGGGAGAATGCTTACGTCTAATGAATACGTTGTAGAACACAAGCCAACCGAAAGAGGAAGGCATTAGTTGTAGAATAATAATACCAAACTGAACTACAACCACGAAAATCAGAAAGTCAACCATAACGGTTCTCCATACTTATTGAATAACACACCAATACCTCGCAATCCAAAGTGTGATGTGCTATTTAATAAATACTTGTGAATGTATATGAATACCTAATGTGGGTATGAGCGTACCCAATTTGGGAACTAGAGAAATAAGTGT